CCCGATCACCTTGGCCGCCAAGCGCACCGAAGGCGCAACTTTCCCAAAACTGGTGCTGGGATCCACACCGAAGCTGAAAGGCTTCAGCTTGATCGAAACGCGCGCGCTAGCAGCCGATGAGCGCATGACGTATCACATCCCCTGCCCGCATTGTGGCGACCTGCACGCGCTGACTTGGGGCGGCACCGACATTCCGCACGGCATGAAATGGCGCCATCACGACGATGGCGCGCATAACGTGGACAGTGTGCAGCATCTATGCCCGCATTGCGCTGCGTTGATCAACCAGGGCGATTATTTGGCCGTGTGGGAGCGCGGCGTGTGGGTGAATGAAACCGCCACGCTTTGGCTGCACGCGAATGGCGAATTCACCGACCCGACTGGTCAGCCAATGCCGCCACCGCGCACCATCGCATTTCACACCTGGACAGCGTACAGCCCGGCAGCCAATTGGCCTGACATCGTGCGCGAGTACATCGCCGCCGCCGCCAAAATGGATGAGGGTGACGACGCAAAAATGAAGGCGTTCAAAAACACTTACCTGGGCGAAACATGGGAGGGCGAGATTGAACGCGGCGATGCTGATGAGCTGAAAAACCGCGCTGAACCCTACCCGCTGCGTTATGTGCCGCGTGATTGTCTGCTGCTGTTGTGCGGTGTGGACACGCAAGGCAACCGGCTGGAAGCGCAGATTTGGGGTTATGGCCGTGCTGGCCAGATGTGGTCAATAGACCATCGTCAGTTTTTCGGCAACCCCGCGCAGGAAGAGGTGTGGGACGAGCTGGAAGAGTTTCTGTTTGGCGAAGTTTATCGGCACGCTAGCGGTGCTGATCTGCAAATTTACGCCACCGCCGTTGACTCGGGCGGCCACCACACTGATGCGGTTTATGCGTTTGCCGCAAAGCACAAAAGCCGCCGCGTGCGCGCTGTCAAGGGGTCAAGCGGTGCTGAGAGCGGTATTCAAAACGGCAATCGTAAGGTTGATTATGACTGGCGTGGCCGCCGCGCCAAGGCTGGAACTATTCTCTGGCACGTTGGCACGCATCTTGCCAAAGACCGCCTGGCGTCTCGCTTGGAGATTACGCAAATCGGCCCCGGCTATGTGCATCTTTCGCGCGAACACACCGACGAATGGTTCCGGCAACTGGCGTCTGAAGACCGTGTAACTGTGCGCGGAAAGTACGGCACATCGAGCCGCTGGACACCGAACCGCAAGCGCAACGAGGTGCTGGACATGACCGCCTACGTGATCTGGCTGGAAGAACACCTTGACCTTTGGCGACCCAAACGGAAAGCGTGGTGGGATGAGCTGGAAGCCCGCATTCAGCCGGCAATCAGCGATCTATTTTCACCGGCACCGATGGCACTGCCAGCGACACCCGCCAGCACGCCCGCCGCCGCCGTGGTGGCCACAAGCAAGAAACCTGCCAGCGCATGGGCCGGCTCAAAAGTTGACTTGAGTCAATGGGGGCGCGCATGACAATCAGCGTTGATATTGTGCGCGAAACGCTAGACGCGGTGCGCAACCAGGTAGCCGCGCAAATTGGCCTGCCGGAAGAAGTGGAACGGATATTACAGGCCGTTGAACGAGACATTAAACGCACCCGCGCTGGCCTGCGCGTGACAGTGAGTGCCGTTGACGTGCAGCCGCCGGTGGAGGAAATCAAAAAACTGTATCTGGCGAATTTGCCGATTGAGTCGATTACCAGCCGGCATGGTATTTCACGCGCCACCCTGTATCGGCTGATCAAGCGATGACACCTCACATCACCCACGTCTCACGCATTGCCTGACCGTGAGACACCGCGCGGCTATCTTTGCGCAATCTCCCCCACCGCGTTTTCCCAATGGCCGGAATCACACTCGAACAAGCCGAAACGCAACTCGGCGCTTACCTTGCCGCTGAAGCCAAAGTGCTGACCGGCCAAGCGTATGAAATCAATGGCCGGCGCATGACGCGCGCGAATCTGGCGGAAATTCAAGCTGGCATTCAAACATGGGATGCGCGCGTTAAAACGCTGTCATCCGCCGCTAGTGGCCGCCGCCGCGCTGTCACTGTCTCCCCAGGCTGGTAAATCATGCACAAAAAACCACAACTCAATGCTGTTGAACGCGCCATTGCCGGCATCTCCCCCAAATGGGGTTTTGATCGTCTCAAAAACAAGACCGCGCTGGCGTTAGCGGAGGGCTATCACGGTGCAAGCAATTCCCGTGCCGCAATGCGCGATTGGCGCACCACCGCCAGCGACGCCAACGCGGAAGTGGTGCATGATCTGCCCACGCTGCGCGCGCGCGCGCGGGATCTGGTACGCAACGCGCCATTGGCTGCCGGCGCAATTAATACGATGGTGACGAATGTGGTTGGCACTGGCCTGAGCCTGCAAAGCCGCATCGACCCCGAAGCGCTGGGCATGACCGACGCAGCCGCTGATGCCTGGCAGCGCACCACCGAGCGCGAGTTTCGGCTATGGTGCGAATCGCCCGATGCCGACGCCACCCGCGTGCAAAACTTTTACGGCCTGCAGTCGCTGGCGTTTCGCTCGGCGCTGGAATCGGGCGATGTGGTGAGCGTGCTGCCCAGCATCGTGCGACGCAATTCCCCCTACACCCTGGCGGTGCAACTGATTGAAGCTGACCGCATCTGCAACCCACGTTTCACGGTGGACACCGACCGGCTGACTGCTGGCATAGAAATTGATAGCTATGGCGCGCCGGTGGCCTGTCACATTTGCGACATTCACCCGGGCAATATGCGCAGCGCGCAGGCCGCAACCTGGCAGCGTGTCGGCTTTTTCGGCGCGCAGACAGGCCGCCGCAACATCATTCACCTTTTTGACCGCCGCCGCCCTGGACAACTGCGCGGCATTCCGGTACTCGCGCCGGTGATCGAACCGCTCAAGCAGCTTGGCCGCTACACCGAAGCCGAACTGCAAAGCGCGGTGATCAGTGGTGCTTTTTCTGTTTTCGTCAAGATGGATGCGGAGAGTTTTAACGACCTGTTCGACGGCGATAGCGGAAAAAAGTACATCGAAAGCGCAGCGAAGTGGGATGGCGGCATGAACCGCAACTCTCTCGACGGCCCCGGTAAAGCGGTCAATTTACTGCCTGGCGAGAGCATCGAAACAGCAAACCCAGGCCGCCCGAACTCAGAATTTGACCCGTTTGTGCAGGCGATTGTCCGGCAAATTGGTGTAGCGCTTGAGCTGCCGTTTGAGGTGCTCATCAAGCATTTCACCGCGTCCTATTCTGCTGCACGCGCGGCCCTGCTGGATGCGTGGCGCTTTTTCCGTGGCCGCCGTGATTGGCTAGCCGGCAATTTCTGCCAGCCGATTTATGAACTATGGCTGGAAGAGGCGGTAGCCATTGGCCGCATCGATGCCCCCGGCTTTTTCGCTGACCCGGTGATTCGCAAGGCTTACTCAGGCGCGATCTGGGTAGGTGACGGCCCCGGCAGCATCGACCCGGCCAAAGAAGTCAAGGCTGCTGAAAACCGAATCAAGCTGGGTATCAGCACGGTTTCAGCGGAAAGCATTCTGCATGATGGCGTGGACTGGGAGGGCAAACACCGGCAGCGCAGCAAAGAGCATGCCATGCGCAAGGCTGCTGGCTTGGAGTTTGACCCGACTGCGCAAGGGGCGGAAGACGCGGAAAGTCAGCAGCCGGAAGATACGGACGCGGCATGAGTGAGGTTGTAAAAATTGGTGATGCCACGTTGTATCACGGCGATTGCATGGACTACATGGCCGGCTTACCTGACAAGGCGTTTGAGCTGGCGATTGTTGATCCGCCTTATGGGATTAACGCGCCGAGAGTAGACGGAGGAACCACTGGAACTAAGCGTTTAACAAACGCCGGCGGAAAATTAAAAGACCGCGTGCTGAATAATGCGTCATGTAATTGGGATTCTTCTGTTCCAAGCGATGAGTATTTCAATGAGTTGCGTCGTGTGTCAGAGAATCAAGTTATATGGGGCGGTAACTACTTCGCACTTCCGCCAGCGCGCGGGGTTATTTGCTGGGACAAGGTGCAACCTTGGCCAAACTTCAGCGCTTGGGAAATGGCGTGGACTAGCTTTGACTGTGTGGCGCGTTTGTTTAAGTTTGACAACAGAACGGGAGACAAGCAGCACCCCACCCAAAAACCCATCGCTCTCTACGAATGGCTGTTGACCAACTACGCCAAACCCGGCGACCGCATCCTAGACACCCACCTTGGCAGCGGCAGCAGCGCCATCGCCGCCAATGGCCTTGGCTTTGAGTTTGTCGGCATAGAGCTGGATGCGGACTATTACGCCGCCGCCTGCGAACGCATCGCCCGCACCGCCGCCCAACCTCGCCTATTCGACGAGCCCCCACCCACGCCACCGAAGCAAGAAAGCATGGTGCTGCATGGCTGAATTCACCACTTTTCGCCCGCGTCTCACGCACTGCCTGACTGTGAGACAAACCGCGCTTAATCTGCCCACCATGAACCCCACCACTGACACCCCCTCCCCCGCTGTCTCGCGTCATAGCGCGTTTGAGCTGATCGCCAGCCAAGCTTGGGCCATCGAGCCCGGCACGCTGGAGACTATTGTCAGCATTGCGCGCCGTGAAAACGATTCGATTGAATCGGTTGAAGCCCGCCTTGGCCGCCCCCTACAAAACACCCGCAAAGTCACCCTGCGCGAGAATATCGCCATCATCCCGCTGACTGGCCCGGTTTTTCGCTATGCCAATCTTTTTAGCGACATTTCCGGCGCAACCAGTTTAGAAATGTTGGCGCGCGATTTTGCCACTGCGCAAGACGACCCTGCCGTCAAGCACATCGTTTTGAATATTGATTCACCTGGTGGGCAGGCCACCGGCATTGCTGAATTCGCGCAAATGATTCGCGCATCACGCAAGCCCGTTACCGCTTACGTGGATGGTACCGCTGCCAGTGCAGCGTATTGGATCGCCGCCGCTGCCGGACGCATCGTGATGAGTAAAACCGCGATGGTCGGTTCTATCGGCGCGGTGCTCTCTATTGACGCCCGCCGCGATGATTCAAAAATCGAAATTGTCAGTTCGCAATCACCCGCTAAACGCGCCGACGTCAGCACCGACGCCGGACGCGCACAAATCCAAACACTCATCGATGCGCTGGCACAGGTGTTTGTTGACGACGTCGCAGCGTATCGCGGCGTCAGCACTGCCACCGTCTTAGAAAAATTTGGTCAGGGAGCCGTGTTCTTGGGGGCGGATGCCGTCTCGCGCGGAATGGCCGATGAAGTTGGTACGTTAGAAACACTAATCGCCGGTTTAACTGCCGGCACAACCACAGGAACAGGAGGCCCATTGA